CTGTCAGGAAGAAGGCCAAGGAACCGATTAAGAAGGGTCCTAGGCAGATTCCCGTAGGTGTAAGGCACAAGGACGAATAATGTGTTCTTTAGCAACCGCAGGCCGAAAAGCTTGCGGTTTTTTTTGAATCATATACCAATTGTCCAAAAGTGATTGAACCACGGGGAATCCTCACGGTTTTTGTTTTCAGGAAGCTATTTATAGGAAATTAGTTTAGACTATGGAAGAATACATACATTACTTTGAAACAGAGGCCGAGTTCAACGAGGCAAGGAGCAAGAACTATACGGAACCTTGGGTATCCTATACTGAAGTCAGTGACAGGGTTGATTATAACAAAACGGAGGATGAAAAACTTTTCAATACACCTTTCACCATTGAAGCGCTTGGAAGTGGTAATATAACCTGGGCGCTTGGTGATAAAACTGTTCAATATTCCAAGAATGGGGGTTCTTGGGAAAGTATGGATAGTGGAACCACCATTTCAGTTGTTGAATGGGATGAAGTTCAGTTTAAGGGAACGAACACGAACTATAGCGGTAACACGATTTCAACCACAACGCAATTCAACGTTAAAGGAAACATTATGTCATTGACCGATGGCGATGAGTTTGAAACCGCTGATACCGTTAATGCGAATGGTTTCCGTGGTTTGTTTAGCGGGTGTACATATCTTGTGTCAGCTGGTAACTTAAAACTACCTTCTACAACATTGGCAAGTTATTGCTACAGCAGTATGTTCCGAAATTGTACAGGTCTCACAACGGCTCCCGAACTCCCTGCTATGACATTAGTAGAAGCATGCTACGCCAATATGTTCCAAGGTTGCACAAATCTAACGACGGCTCCAGAACTTCCTGCTACAACATTGGCGACTTATTCCTACAGCTATATGTTTCGGGGTTGTACAGGTCTCACAACAGCACCAGCGATTTCGGCAACCACTCTCGCGGAATATTGCTGCAGCAATATGTTCCAAGACTGTACAAGCCTAACAACAGCCCCAGAACTTCCTGCTACGACATTGGCGACTCGTTGCTACTACTATATGTTTCGGGATTGTACGGGTCTCACAACCGCCCCCGAAGAACTACCTGCTACAACGTTGGCTAGTAGTTGCTACAACTATATGTTCCAAGGTTGTACAAGCCTCGTTTCAGCCCCAAAACTTCCTGCTACAACGTTGGTAAATAGTTGCTACAGCAATATGTTCAACGGTTGCACAAGTCTCACAACCGCTCCCGAGCTCCCCGCTACGGCGTTGGAGAATTATTGCTACCAGTCTATGTTCTCTGGATGTACAAACCTCGCTTATATCAAGGCGATGTTTACAACGATTCCCGGAAGTGTGTATACCAGTAACTGGGTGTCTGGCGTCGCGGCGAGCGGGACGTTCGTGAAGAACTCGGCCGCAACGTGGACGACAACAGGCGTTAACGGTATTCCTACCGGCTGGACAGTACAAACCGCATCATCATAGACCAAAAAACTAAAAAGGGAGCCTCAAAGCTCCCTTTTCTTTTTTCCCCAGTTTTCTTCCTTGTGGCATTCAAAACACCCGCATATTATCCCGTGAAGGTGCATATATGGTGTTTCCCAGAACAATCCGTGCTTATAACACTTTATCGGAACGTTTGAACCGTACAGCATTCCCTGCTCCGTCACCATAGAATAATCGTACTTGTCTCCATATTTTTCGGCGGCGGCTTTGATAAATTCTTCCCGTGTCATAACTTAAATAACATAGATACCGAGAGGAACGTTCTGCTGCAGTTTCAACAACTGTTCTGACATCTTTGCCTGGTTTTCAAGGTAGTTCCAAGGCATCATCCTTTCAAGTCTCTTCTCAAGGGCTTCAAGTGCCTTGTCTCGTTCCTTCTCTGCTTGTTGGATAAGCATCTGGTAATCCATCTGCATTTCGGCCTGAGGAATTGAAACCTTACCACTAAATTTGCCACGGATGAGGCCGAGCGTGTTCTTCGCCTTTGCTACGAGGAGCTGACGGATGGTTGTCTTGGTCGGCCCGTTGAACATTGAATAGTCCATGCTTGAAAGGGGAACCTGGTCCGGGGTTATGATGACGTTACCGGCATTGGCCTTGATACATTCGTTCTCTCCGCCATTGCTTGTGTCGTAATATGTATACCAGACCGTACAGCCGATAAGGCCGAGGTCGTTCCCGTGAGGGCCTGCATATCCGAAGTTGAGCCTGCTTCCTGGGGTTGAAAGGAGGTGAATGAGATGCGTTCCGTCAGGTCCGGCAGTTACCTTATACACTAAGTCGCTATGTAACAGACGCTTCTTGTACTGGAGGTCCGTTGCGAGGTATGCGACATCAGCGGCTGGTGCGGTATAGAAGCCACCCATAGGACCATACATACCGCCATAGGCACCGACACCGAGCTGACCGAGACCGCCGCCCACACCGAAGTCAAGACCGCCATAGTTAGCGAACAGTGCCGCATAGGTAGGTGGAGGTGATACATACATGACCTTGTTTATCGTACGACCGGAAGGGACCATATAGACCTGCTTACCCTTTTCAATGGTAATGAAGTCCTTCTTAAGCTCCCACGGACCTTCCTGTTGCAGACCGACCTCCTTTGAGAACCAGTTTGAATAATCCTTCGCCATGTCCAGCGTTCTCAGTGACAGGGCATAAGTCATATCAAGATTTGTTATGTTCTTGCCATACAGAGATGCCCACTGTACTTCCGTAAGCCAGTTCTGCACCTTCTCCGCATAGTCATCAACACACAGTTCAAAAAGGTCGCAGAGTATATCGTCCGTGAGTTCTACGGCTCTTACCGGGGCACCCAACTCTGACCTTACCTTCCTGAACAGGTCTTTCATTTCATCTGTAAGTGCTACTGCCATATATATCTATGTTTTTAATCAGTTCGTTATTGTTCCTATAAATAGTCTTAAAATATTCATTGAAGATAAATAAACATATTCACTAAACTATTTATGATAAAGTTAAGTTAAACTATGGCAGTATATTTGCATTTATTTGAAACGGAGGCACAATTCCGGGATAAAAGGATAAACGATTATTACGAACCTTGGGCGTCATTGACCAAAGAAAGCAATGACAGGATTGATTATAATAAGACGGAGGATGAAAAACTTCTCGGTGTACCATTCACCATTGAGGCTCTTGGAAGTGGGAATATAAACTGGTACCTTGGTGATAAAACCGTCCAATACTCAAAGAATGGGGGTTCTTGGGAAACGATGGATGGTGAAAGCGCCATTTCAGTTGTTGAAGGGGATGAAGTTCAGTTCAAGGGAACGAATACGGACTATTACGGTAACACGATTTCAACCACAATGCAATTCAATGTGAAAGGAAACATTATGTCGTTGACCGATGGCGATGAGTTTAAAACGGCAGATACGGTTAATGAAAACAGTTTCAATTCTCTGTTTTACGGGTGTACATATCTTGTGTCAGCGAGAGGCTTGAAACTTCCTGCTACGACATTGGCGAGTTATTGCTACGACGGTATGTTCAGCGAGTGCACAGGTCTAACGACGGCTCCAGAACTGCCAGCTACGACGTTGGTAAGTAGTTGCTACAACTATATGTTCTCCAACTGTACAACTCTCACCAAGGCTCCTGAACTACCTGCTACGACGTTGGCAGAAGGTTGCTACAACCATATGTTCCAGGGTTGCACAGGTCTAACGACGGCTCCTGAACTCCCTGCTACAGCATTGACTAGTAATTGCTACCAGTATATGTTCGACGGTTGTACAAGTCTCACCACCGCGCCTGAACTCCCTGCTACAACATTGGCGAACAGTTGCTACTATTTTATGTTCCAAGGTTGCACAAGTCTAACGACGGCTCCTGAACTACCTGCTACGACGTTGGCAGAAGGTTGCTACGGCTATATGTTCTACGGTTGCACAAGTCTCACCACGGCCCCAGAACTACCTGTTACGACGCTGGCGGATGGTTGCTACAGCAGTATGTTCAACAGTTGCACAGGTCTCACCACGGCTCCTGAACTCCCAGCTACGACATTGGCTAGTAATTGCTACAGCAATATGTTCGGCGGTTGCACAAGTCTAACAACGGCCCCAGAACTGCCAGCGACCACACTCGCGAACAATTGTTACCGTTATATGTTCTTCGCTTGCACAGGTCTAGCAACCGCGCCTGAACTCCCTGCCACAACAATGGCGGATTATTGTTATGCCGGTATGTTCAACCGTTGCACAGGTCTTACCACGGCGCCCGAACTCCCGGCTACGACATTGGCTAGTAATTGCTACAACGCTATGTTCAGCGAGTGCACAAGTCTAACGACGCCCCCAGAACTCTCCGCTACGACATTGGCGGATTATTGCTACTATGAGATGTTCAAAGGTTGCACAAGTCTCACCACGGCTCCTGAACTACCTGCTACAACATTGGGTATTAGTTGCTACGGCACTATGTTCCAAGGTTGCACAAGTCTAACAACGGCCCCAGAACTTCCTGCTACAACATTGGCGAATTATTGCTACAGCGCTATGTTCCAGGGTTGCACAGGCCTCACAACCGCCCCTGAAGAACTTCCTGCTACGGCATTATCAAATTCTTGCTACATGTATATGTTCAGCGGCTGCACAAGTCTCACCACCGCGCCTGAACTCCCTGCTACAGCATTGACTAGTAATTGCTACCTGTATATGTTCTACGGTTGCGCAAGTCTCACCACCGCGCCTGAACTCCCTGCTACAACATTGGCGACTGGTTGCTACCAGTATATGTTCTTCGGTTGCACAAGTCTAACGACGGCTCCTGAACTCCCAGCTAAAACATTGGCGACTAACTGCTACTACTATATGTTCTGCGGTTGCACAAGTCTCACCACGGCTCCAGTACTTTCCGCAACGACATTGGCGAATTATTGCTGTGCCTATATGCTTCAAGGTTGTACAAGTCTCACAACAGCACCGGTGCTTCCAGCAAAGACATTGGTGAGCAATTGCTACCGTAGTATGTTCTCTGGTTGTACAAGTCTCAACTATATCAAGGCTATGTTTACCACGACTCCCGGAAGTTTGTATACCAGTAACTGGGTGTCCGGTGTCGCTTCAACAGGAACATTTGTAAAGAATACATCAGCAACTTGGACAACTACAGGAAACCACGGTATTCCTACCGGATGGACTGTTGAAACAGCATCTTCCTAAAAACATAAAATAATGTTCAGTATTGGGAGACTTCATTTTGTTGTCTCCCATTTTTTTTTGTATATTTCCAGTAACAAGTAAATTTAATGAGTTATGTGTTCAGATGCTTTTTTGTATAAAGGAGCCACACCTGGCATGATGTATTGCAGGTGCCCGAAATGCGGTGAGATAGTTTATGTGTTTCCGAACGACCTGTCAGGCAAGACCGAAGACGGGGCGAATGAGTATTTCGTCAAGTGCGAGGATTGCGGAAACTGGTTCAATGCCTCGGTTGACTATTAAACTTTGGCATGGTTTTTGGATAATGTTAAGGCATGATTGACAACAGCAAGGAATACGTAATTTGTGCCGCATGCTGGTATAAGGACGGTACAGAGGCTCCCAGGGGTTTCATCGCCCAGAATATAAGCAGCGGTGTGGTAATCGGACAATGGAGGCACGGAAACATCATCAATATCCGGGCCACAAATCGTCTATGGAACAAAAGGAAACTGGAAGAGAGACTTAACCACGCTGATGATGACGTGCCGATGAGGATTTCCGATGAGAAGCCGGATGTTGACTACGACTATGTTGACGGATTCCTGACTAGCAAGGGAAACTTCGTTGACCGCTGGCAGGGAATGAAACTCGCTTACGAGGCCGGACAGGTTGACAAAGAAAGGGCATTCAAACCACTGGAATGGCTCCACGACGAGGCAATCAGTGACGAAGAGTTGATGTCCGGTGAGCCGCAGTACAGAAGGGGAAAGATGTGCGGGCAGTATAATATGATGTACAGCGAAGACCTTTATTAACCCGTTCGTCGAAAACTTCCGGGCATTCGTCTAAGGAAACGCCTCATTCGTCTAAAACATTGATTTTCAGTTGTTTATCCGAAAATTTACTGTATATTTATAGTAAAAAGGAGACAACGATATGAAAAAGATTATGATTATTGCAGCCTTGCTCTGCACGATGTTCACGACGAACGCATTTTCCATGAAGGAACCTGTAACTGACGAGGAAAAGATTTCAGAGGTCATCACGAACTACTATCCTAACCTTAAGGATTACTATGAGGCCGGTGTAATCAGCCTGGCCTATCTCACGGAGGAAACATTGTTTGACGGAAGTACCGAATACAACATCAGGTACAAGTTCGTCAACAGTTTCTATGGAGAGGGGGAGATTGACGGGGTGTTGAAAGAGAAATACCCGCAGGTCTATAACTTGAAGAGGATGGGCCTCGTGAAGAACGTGTATGCTTACAAGTTCGTGGATGGGGAGACCAGAGAGATAAGGACGAACATAGGATATGAAAGGGTGACACCGAGAAGAGGATTTTTCGGGAGATTTCACGTGAGGAGAAACGGATAAACATATTTGGTTTTATGAAAAAATGTCTGTATCTTAACGATACAGGCGTTTTTGTTTTATGATTGATTGGGAACAAGTAAGGATTGATGCGGCGATTAGCGCGATGCAGGGGGTACTGGAAAGCGGAAAGCTCGGAATGGTACTTGAAGCTGCACCGGAAGTAGTTGCAAGACAGTCTGTCAGATTGGCGAATTGTCTGGTGGAAGAATTGAAGCGCAACAAGAGCAATGACGACCTGGAAATGGAAATAAAGGAAGATATTAAGAAAATTATCTGAGATTGTTGTTTCTTATCTAAAAAGTTTGTATAATAAAAATAGAAAAAGGCTGTATCGAACTATTTATAGGTAGATATAGGTCGTATGGGTCCGGCAGACTATACGAACACGATAATGACGAATACGGGACACAATCCCATATTAGCGCCACTTCATTACTCTGCCGGGTTTTGGGGTGGCGCTTTTTTATAAAAACATAAAACGATTAACAATGGAAGAGTTAAACAGCATTATTTGTGGCGCAGCAGAAAACGTACTAAAAAACATACCTGATGAGTCTATAGACCTTGTCGTAACCTCACCACCATATGATAATCTACGAAAATACAATGGGGCTGGAGACACTTGGAACCACAACACATTCGAAAAAATAGCAAAAGAACTGACCAGGGTATTGAAGCCTGGTGGAGTAATTGTGTGGAATGTAAATGATAAGACAGAGGGTGGAAGTGAAACAATGACAAGTTTCAGGCAAGCGTTATATTTTACTGATGAATGTGGTCTATGTATGAACGATACTATGATTTGGATGAAAACTAATTCAATGCCACAGGTAAAGCAGCCAAGATACAATCAATGTTTTGAATACATGTTTGTGTTTAGTAAGGGCAAACCAAAAACATTCAACCCGATTATGGTTCCATGTAAATGTGCTGGTCAAAAATATGACTCAACGGCTAAAAATATTGATGGGGAGAGTGGCAGGCACAAACTGACATATAACGTAAACAAAGAAAAGGTTGACGATAATGTGTGGATGTTCGCTGTTGCCCAAAACAAAACATCGCACCCGGCAGTATTCCCACTTGAACTTCCATTGAGACATATTAAGAGTTGGACGAATGAAGGTGATGTTGTACTTGACCCGTTTGTCGGAAGCGGAACGACTTGCATAGCTGCCAAAATGCTTAAAAGAAACTATATTGGCATTGATATGATTGAAGAGTATTGTGAAATCTCAAAAAAACAATTAAATGAAATCAAGTAAAAAAACAAACAATAACACCGGGATTGAATATGAATATGGTACCAGTCTGTTTCTTCTGACAAGAAAACAGTATGTTTTTGGAAAAAAATTAACAACCAAAGAACAAGAATTTCTTGCCACTATTTTGTCTCACCCGAAGATTGCCCAAATTAGGGAAATTTCGGTTGTCGCATCTATTGGTTTTAAAGACTTTTGGCTGCAACGCATTGATGATTATCTCAACCGGTGCGAAATCATAGACCTAACGCAAAATGACCACTATGGACCCGCAGATACAGGTTTTTTTGAAAACGGAAATTATGTTGATGGTCCATCGGTCAAATACAACAATACATGCCAAGCAAACATAAGCGGAAAGACCGCACTGGAAACATTCGGTTCATCATATGATTGGGATAAAGTCAAGGAAACAAGGGCATCTGCATTCGTATTGTACAATACGAAAATGTACGGAAGTGCAGATAATTGGTTTAGACAAAGCAAAAGGTGCCCTATAACATCGGAAGTGACTGGCGAAATACGAGATACATTTATAAATGCGTTCAATTCTTGTAAAGACCGGGAAAAAAGAATTCGGTTTCTCAGACACGGATTGAATATAGAACAAAATACGCCATCGTATTTTATATGTAAATACGTGAAAAGAAAAGGCCGGATTACTATGAAATGCACCGATATGCCTAATTTTGAAGACAATACGCTTGGTATGATAAAAGCCGGTAGGTGGAAAGGATACGTTGGCTTTTTCACTGAAGACGGGGACAAACCGATATTCAAAATGCAGGTAAAGTTCAACAATGGTTTTCTTGAGGAAGCAAAAGAAACAACCAGAGACAGGATAGATTTAGGGGGCAATATTTATGCAAAAGTAGGCAATCCGCTCACATCTTGGAACTTTAGTTTGTGTCGTTAATCAATCAAAAATAACCCTGGAGCGTAAAGTTCTAGGGTTTTTTCATATCTCCTACTTGACAAATTCCTGATAATCACTATATTTATGTAAAACGACAGATATCCACACCGCCTGCACTGGATATCCTATAAGCAATATGAAGACAGGTAAACTAACGAATAATCCCAGGTTCCGTAAAGGTGCCTGGGATATTTCTTATTGCTTACATTTATTTACCTTAATGCTTAAAATTCCTATTCTATTTCCTGTTTGCATCTCCCAAACCCGTTGCTGCAAGTTTTTAATCTTTTCCAGGGGTTCAACATATTTTTGAAGTTTATATGGTGGAATTTCCTCAAGTTCCTTTTTGAGGTAACTTGACTGCATGATAAAGAAACGGTCACGGTAGCCTTCAATCTGTTTTATAAAAGTGCTAATCAGGGTTGAAACCTCCTCATCTTGTGGATTTATTCCTATCTTTGACAATATGTCGGCTGCGTTGCTATAAGTCTCCGCCTCCCAATTTTTTGAAAAACCATCAAATGCTAATATACATGAATAGCGGACAATTGTACGTATTTCGCTGGATAAAAGATTGATGTCACCAGGATTGATTTTATCGTGCGACCCGGAATATTTTTCTTTTGAAACCTCAAGATATCTCTGCTTAAAGTCATAGCCATCAATTGAGTTAACAATATTCATGCCCTCAAAAGATGTAAAGTTGTCATATATGTGTACAATGTCACCAAAGATATCAATAATCTCATCAACCATATAAAGGATATCTTGACTACTTTTCAGGTTGCCATTCAAAATATCTTGGCATAGGTATATATCAATCCTCTTTATCAAACCCCTTTCTTTAATGTCCTTTATATATGGTTTATTTGAAAAAAGACGGTCTTCATACTCAGACATTTGATTTCTGTCAATTACGCCATAATCAACCGTAACTTTACTTGATTTTCGTCCTCTTTTAGGCGTGAAATCGTCATCCTTGTGTGGCGTATAACGATGTAAAACCTTGTTTCTTATCCTACCTTTATTGTCCAAGGCCTTCACGTCCATATCCATTGAATATTTGATGCCGTTCGCTCCAGTTACGGTTTCTCTTTCTCCGTTTTTCCCCTTTGTATAGTGGTTTATTTTAGGAAGGGTTTTGTCATTGAAATAATTTACCGGCATGCCCTTATAGTTAGCATTCAACAAGTCACCATCTATTTCCATGCGGACAAGGCTCTGATTCCAAGTAGGTCCGCCAGTTTTATCCCTTCGCATATTGACATAACCAGCTAGCGAACTTGGCGTCCTTGAAAAACACATATAATATTGGTATTGCTTCCTTTCTGTTCCGTTTATCGGCAAGGAAGTCATTTTTGCATCGCTAGGTCTACTTTCAACCGACGTAAGTTTAAAGCTGTCTGTTTTGGCTATCGCAAACATAGCATTTACGGGACAGAAGTGGAACAATCTCTGTGAAAGCCCTTCTGTCAGCCTGCGTTTAACCTCAAGGATAACACGCCTAGTTATTTCATTAACGTTATACATCATGACCAAAAGTTTTGAAGAGTATCCGTTATTGCATCAATTTTTTCAATGTATTTTTTTACAACTTCACTATCTTTTTGTTTTGTGTAATATTTTGACGTCTCTATCACTTCGCGCATCTGCCTGAATAAGTTCTCTCCGTCTGACACAAGGTCAATAAGTTCCCTTTCCATGTCAGCTTGGTCTTCATCCTCGTAAAAGGAATTGAACTCATCATCGCTGCCACCGTCAAAAGAGTAGTTATACGGGTCAAATGGTTCGTCACCTTCCATCAAAACATTTTTTACAGCTTCTTTTATTACTCCCTTTAATTGTTTTTCTGTAACTTTCATGGTCTAATTCTTTAAAATATTAATTATAGCGTCGTATTTTTCTTGGTTAATAAAACCTCCATTCAATAAGGCTTGTAGGTTTTTTAATAACTCACTAAAATATTGATTATCGCTAAAATTCTCGTTTCCAAGAATTTTGTCTTTTGCATCTAATATCTTTGCCCCCTGATTACTCATCCAAACATATTGTCCTATTTCATCAAGAGGTATCCATTTTGCTTCCGTTACCTCACCTGGCTCACAATTTCCAATATTTGTTGGATACTGGTTAGTCGTGCCAGACAATACACAAGAAAAACGGGTACTCACCGCGTCGTATTTCCTATGTGAGAACGTGCCGTTATTCCGTAGTTGATTCTTACTTATCCTAACGCCAGTTTCTTCAAAACACTCCTTAACCGCTGTATCTTCCAACGTATAGCCATAATCAAGAAAACCGCAAACAACGTTCCACTTGTTTGGCGACACTTTTACTTTTGGACCTCTCTTGCTCGCCAGGATACACCATCTGCCAGTTTCATCTTTACAGAACACATAAAGTGAGATTACGTTTGAACGGCTAACCCAATACTCTTTTCCGTTTCTTTTAATAGGAAAATTTCCGCCATCAACAACATTATCGTCTTTTACATATTCAAGTGGGTCATCGTAGCTATATTTTGGTGTAATATGTTTACCCCACTCATCCAATTTACCTATTGATTCAAAAATCATCATACGTAAATCTGATGGGGTAATTTTTATTATTTGTCTTTTTTGACCCATATAACTAACAGACTATTTTGTTATAAATATCTCATAGAACTTGTTTCTTTGGTACGATTTTTATATTATACGATATAAGCAACAAGGTTATGACGAAGGAAAAAGTAAAGAAACTCATTGAAAGGTGTAAGAGGTCCCTTGAGCAGTATGTGGTGGATGGAAATGAATACGATTTTGACTCCTACAATATCCTGGTGTCCGTTATTGACGATGACTGGGAGTATGGTTACGGGGATTACACATTCAGGTACGAATCAGCCGATGAGTTCTTTAGGAAGGCCGAGAAAGACATCATGGGGCACCCTAATTTTGACGATGCGAGGAGTATTTCTGTTGACATTGCCTATTTTGACAAGGACTGCCCGGAAGATGAGGAAAGAATAGAATACGAGGAGATTTATTAAGACCAAGGTACTATTTATAGTATCCTATGGCAACGATTCAACTAAATAACAACGACCTTCGGTCAATAGTTAGAGAAGCGGTGGAAAGGCTCTGCGAAGCACAATGGTATGAAGCGGAACCTCTCTGCCGTATTCCGTATTTCGTATCTGTCAATTTCTCCGACCACGCAATCAAGAGGGAGGATGAAAGGGAAATCAGCCGAGAAGAAATTATTGACAACCTCAAGGCTACTGTCCATCAGATGATTGACGACTATAACCGCAAGAAACTCACCGGTGATGACAAACTGAAAGTCATTGACAGAGACAGTTGCATCGTTACGGTCTGCGGAATCCACCCATCATACAATCAAAGGAGAATACATCAGGTCGTTGTCGTCACTTGCTTCATCTGGGACGGAAGGGTAAACATTGACAAGGGCCTGAACTACTACATCAATGACGAGAGCCCAGCATTTCGTGAGGCTAAACAGTGGAATGAGGAAAACCAGGACAAGGTGCTTTCCTATGCCGAATGGAAGCGTTACGGGGATGACAGAGCGATAAGGCAACAGAGGAATAAGGCCGAGAAGGAATATTACTGGAGGAATCATCCACATGAACCATCAAGGGAAAAGGTTATGAACAGGATGGACCAGGCATATCAGAGAAAGGAGAAGGCCGAGAAAATGAACATCCACGATAATCTTCCGGATGGTGACCTTCAAGCAATCCAGGATTATTTCCGTGATATGAACAACAAGAGGATTGAACTTGAACCAATCTCCGAAATGGTCAGTAGGGCCATCAAAGAAGCCCTACAAGAGGCTTTAAGAAGACGGACAAAGAAGAATATAGGTTAATGCTAGAGTGTCTTAAAACGCGTGAAAATAGCCTTAAAACAAAAAAACCGGGGAACTAATCCTCGGTTTTATTTATTCTGTGGAAAAAACAGCATTACCACCCTCCTGGATTGACTCTTTGACTATGGACTCAAATAATGTCTCCTCTTTCTTGTTTTTCATTTCTTCTTCAGCCCACATATTGATTATTTTGTCCGCCCTACGATTGAACGCTTCCCACTTTTCAAAGAATTGGTTCCTTATTTTGTTCTTAAGAAGGACATATTTCATTGCGAGTTCCTGCGTGTTAACATCATTGAACTCTGTTTGGTACTCCCCCTTGTTCCATTTACATTCTCCACGTCCAAAATAAAAACCATAGTCAGGAAGTTTTATTACGCTGTTTTCCACGTCGCCATATCTTTTCAAAGTAAATAAAATGGCGAAATATACGTTTGAGTAGTCCCCCTTCCCAAAATATCCTCCCCACTTCATCCCCTTGTTTCCGTTTTTTGGGAAGGTTGAAAAGTCATAGCATTTTTCCGACGGTATTTTCTCGTCCCTCAGAGTCACTATTGCAGCATTCATATATTTCCAGCCAAGCTTTTCCGAGAAACGTTTCAAATTTGTCAACGAAATACCATATCCATATCCACCCCTTTTTTGTGCCCATATTTTACCGCTTTCTTCGTCCTTGTAGATTATATACCGATTTTTTAGTTCATAATAAAAACCGGTCAGGTGCGCATTCATCTCGGAATCTTGGAAATAATACAATAAATCTTTTACGATTTCCCTTGTCTTTTCTCCTATTTCCTCCCTGTCGCTATATACATTACCACCTTTGTTTTTTTGGTTGTAATTAACAAAATGCGTTAACTCATGCATAAGGTTTTCCAAAAATTCTTCGTTACCCTCAGAATACCCGTAAAACATTTTTGGTGGGAGATGTAGCGTATAGCCAAAATATCTATTATAACTTATCGCGGCATAAGCATCAGCAATTTCTCCACAAAATACTTCCAATCTTGTGCAGTCTTCTGGTATCGGATAAGATGAATATTTTTCAAGTAATTTTCTTTGGATATAAAATGCTGTAAATGGGCGATGTCTGTTGAACTTTTTTAAGAATGAATCCGTTTTTGATATCATATCGCATCTTTTCAGGATGTATCTCGCAAGATTTTCCATCCCTGTTGCAACACCACCGGTCTCAACAAGTGCAGACTCATTTATATTATATTTATTCATTCCCATAACAACGATAAATAGTTTCCGGTTTTACTTTATTAGCCACATGAGAGCATCTGTCTGTGGATTTCCGGTTCCCCTAGCTGGCCTATTGGTATAGAAGGGCATTGCATATTTCGGTTTGGCATCCACTTCTTCATCATAATCCCTTCTCGGTGTTTCAGCCTTTGCGGTAAGCATAGCGGTATTCACCCAAGCCTTCAGGAACGCAGCATCCCTCTCCATAGCAGCCTTGATTTTACCGAGAGAGTGCTGCATAACGAACATAGCCATAGCAAGACAGGTAAGTGTATCATCGTGGCACCCGTCCATATGGTCAATTCTCGCAGCCTCACCTTTATAAATCCAAGTTTCAAGTTCCTGGATAACCCTCTTGGAGCGAATCTTAATCTGGTTGGTCTTCACCATGTTTGCAAAGCTCGTAAGCATCTGGAAACGAACTGATTGTGAGTGGAAACCTGGCAACTTACCTTCCGGCGTGAGTGGCAGGCTTGTTGCTTCTCTTTGAATTGTATATGTCTTCAAGTTCGGGTCATCATAGTAAAGGTTCTCATAACCAAGGCGTTGCATCATAAGGATACAAGCATCTCCGGTTCCGCCGATACAGTCAACGGTACAGAATGCATCACCGTACATGTGACCGTACTGGACAGCCATCTCACCGATTTCATCACCCGTCCTCTTCCCGTGATACTCAAAAACCTGTTCAATGCAAGGCTTTCCGTCATCGTCAATGGCATCCATATCACAAATTTCAATGGCGGTACGGTCGGCGGCATCACCACGGGAACAGTCAATACCCATAATGTATCTGTGCCCAGGTATCGGCCACTTCCAAAGCCAGGTTTCATCAACGAACGGGTCCCTGTAAGTCGGGTCCGGGTCTCTCATATTCAGCTTCTCCTGCATTTCAATGAATTCAGGGGCCACGACGTTGGAAGCGGAACCGAGGAACGAAACATCAAGCTCCTGTGCAATCTTCTGCTCGTCGTTGTTGAAATGCTGGCACATGCGGATATACCACGGAGAACGGGGCTTATAACCATCTTTAACCATTTGGTTCCAGTGCTCATCATCGTATTTGATATTACCCTTTTTATCTATACAAGGTTCTTTGACAACTTCAATTTCACCAGTTTCTTCGTTTTTCTTGTACCACTCAAGGAACTTATTGTAACGTGGGTCCTGATACCACTTCATTTCAACGAGTTCGAAACCGTTCCAGTCCTCAGTTCCTTTAAGAGCAGCCCTACGGCATGTTTCATAATATAAAAGGTCTTTACCGTTTGGGGTAGATATGAGTATAACGTGTCCTCCGGTTGAAACCGTAGGAAGGGCGGAAGCATATACATCATTTCCGTTCTCAATGAAAGCTGCCTCATCAAAGATGAGCCAAGTAACACCCAGATTATCAATTAGTTAGTAACTAATCATAAAGGCTTTTTATCCTTTAACCCATTTTTTTCAAAATGGCTGGCGTACATTTTCATCCATTTAAGGATGTCCCGCACTCTTGGAGAGATTATATTTATTCACTCTCTACGCTCTACGGTGTTTCAGGGCCTTTCGTTATCCCTGAACTTACCTCGGTATTGCCTTGTCTTTCGATTTAGGTTTCACCGATTTTACGGGATTTCATAATTGCAACTTACGCTGCAAGTCGGCAGTGTTGTTTACCGACACCACGGCTAGCATTTGGGCCAGATGACCTGGCGACAACCTTACAGCCGTTCTTTAATTTAAGTTCTTTTGAATTACAGATGTCAAAGATTACGTTTGTGTTTTCTGGTGGGGACATCATATCATATCCCTGGTCAGCAAATTCATCACCCCACATCCACAAAGGGAACTGCAGAAGGAAGTCCTTGATTTTAGTAAGCATTTGTTGCGCGAGGTCAAGTGTATTTCCAATGACAAGAACCGTTTGTGGCGAATTTGGGTCAGCCAAGCACATTTCACATGCGATAAATGCACCACAAGTAGTAGTTATGCCTGCTTGTCTCGGCTTTTGAGTGCAAACACTATTGGCATTTCCAAGAACAGCACATAGGTCTTTTTGTCTAGGAAAAAGAAGATATTGCACATCCTTCTTTTGTGTTGCGTCATATGTTTTGAGAAAATGCTCAATCATATAAATGCGGGTCTTGTCCATTAAACACTTCACATACTCTTTCCGAAGATAATCATAGTCAATTATCCTTTTGGTCTTTTTGTTCGTGTTCATAGTAACCTTTTATTTCGTTTATTAATTCGGCTTCATTTACAAAAACCTTATTTAAATAAGTATTAGGTATTTCCTTTTCATAACTAAAATAAAAAATTGTGATTCCGTGTTCCTTACACTTATTAAATTTTCTTTCGTCCCGCTCTACGGTTTTTTTATACTCTTCGACCCCACCATATCTTGGGACTGGAACAAAATGTTGCCTTCCTTGGTATTCTACGCCAACATTATAGTTTGGTAAAAAAATGTCAATGGACTGCGGTTTTCCGTTTGTTTTTAAAAATTCAGGCTTATACTGTTTTATAAGATTATCAAAATTTTCGCTTAGTATATCAGTTAATTTTTTCTCGGATACATCGTTTTTGCCACATTCCGGGCATCCACTTCCCCTTAAATGGTGATGCGGTGTTTGCCAGAATTCTCCATGTTCCAGACAAATGATGCAAACGGGAGTATCAGTATTTTCATAAACCACTTTAGAATAATCATATTTATTTCCATGAACCTTTATAGCTTTTTTGATGAATTGTTCTTTGGTTAGACCCTGTACTTTCCTTATGCTATTTTTTGCCTTATCCCACCGACAAATTGGACAACCCCTACCAGATATATGAGAACTTGGTTCTTGCCAGAATTCTCCATGTTCCGGGCAAATGATGCATACTTTTGTTTGACTATTCACATATTTCACCTTAGAATAATCATATCTGTTTCCATGAATGAGTTTTGCTTTTCTAATAAATGTTTCAGCTGTATCCCTATAATTTTTTACACATTTGGGACAACCCTGTTTTTGATTTATATGGTCACACGGACGTTGCCAAAATTCTCCATGTTTCGGACAAATGATACATACTTTTGTTTGCCCGTCAATATACTCTACTTTTGAATAATCATATTTTTCTCCATGAATTCTTTTAGCCTGTTCAATAAATTCTTCTTTTGTGCGTTTTTTCATAAATTTTGTTTTTTATAACTATAAATAGTTTAAAATATGAAAAAATCTCACTTTTGTTATAACTACATTGAAACACATAAATAAAAAAGCCGAGATTAACCCGGCTTATATCAAAATTATGCTTTCTATTAAATACTAAACCAACCGCTTCTTCCGTCCGGCGCAGTAAACTCAACGCTGTCTCCGGTTATTTCCCAATCAAGGTTATAATCCCGGTGGCCAAAGCCAGACCCGTCAGTGGAAAACTCCCATCCATCAACTTCAAGGATAACATTTCCCCATACTTCTCCGCCATCCCTGTCGTACTCTTCAAAATCAGCATCTTTTGAATATCTGTTCCAAATCTGTTCTGCCCTTTTTGTTAGCTCTTCGTCACCTAAATTTTTAATTTCTTCCATCTCAGACTTGGCGATAGCATCGTTGAAATTATTCATGTGGACTGAAAAATCCTTGCCGTCTTTTGTTGGCTTATAATGTATTTTTTTAGGATAGAATTGATGGTCTTTCGGTCCCATCGGATTGCTTGTATCATCAATCAAGTTCGGTCCATATGTATCACCAAACTTATCCCTTGCATTCCTCATCATGTCGACGGAAATCTCGTCCAATTCTCCGCTCTTTTTGCCTAACATTTTTTTGGCAAACTTTGACTTTTCTACCGCATCGTCGTTTTCTTTAGCACACTTTTTGTCCTCCCTTTCCCGCTCAATATCTCTCCACTCTTTTTCAGATGCAGTTAATTCGCGCCACTCTTTTACAAGTGCCTTCATGACGCTCTCCTTGATAAGTTTGTGGAGTTGGGATTCGGTGAGTCTAACTTTTTTTTCCTCAAGGAATTTACCCATGTTCGCGCCCCACCATCCGTCAGCGTCCTTAATTTTATGACCACCAATAGTACCGCCTCTTTCATGAGTCCTGTCTCCACCGTTTTCTATGTTATCGGCGAGTTCCATAAGATTGTCAATGGTAAATCCCTCGTTTGGAACTCTCTTTTTAAAATCTTTGTAGAATTCAATGACAGCCTTATCAACATCACCAAGCCTTCCGTGTGATGCGTTTATGACACGATTTTTGAAAATCTCGTAATATTTGCTTGGCATAACCTTTCTCTTATCCAATTCAGCGAGAACACTTTCCTTGATGAGATTACGTAATTGGCTCTCACTTAATTGTATCTTTTGTTTCATATTTTCTGGTGTTTTGATTTATTATTAAACATTAGTTTTTTTTCTTATTTAATCCATGTCGCCTGGATAATATTCAACCGGCTTTAAGTCAATGAATTCTCTGGCTATTTCTTTCCACCCTAAACGCTCAAGTGCAACGTTAAAAGCGTCTTCGGTGCCGGTTTTTTCAGCCTTAATTGCTTCATTATATACATCCGGGTCAAATCCCTTAAGCCATTCTAAAAGTTCTTTTTTGTCATATGAATAAAAAGTGTCGTAAAAATCTTCCTTAGAAATCATATCTGGCATTTGGTCGTATCTTGGGCCGGACGTTCTCCAGTTATCATACCTTGCGGCATTTATTGGGTTATCAAACCAATTTTTCTCTTCAGCTAAAGCCTTTTTCACACTTTCCTTAATGAGATTACGTAATTGGCTCTCACTTAATTGTATCTTTTGTCCCATGATTTTACTTGTATTTATATATAAATATTTCGTTTACTTCAAAAGTAACTATTTATATCCAGTTAAGATTAATGTATGCGTTCAGTAGGACCGAGGACTAACTTAAAGAAGACCTACCCGAGATGTCATTACAATTCAAAGGGAAAGTCAAAAAAACAATTTTCTACCGTTAAAGAGGCGGAGGAATACATAGCCTCCCATAAGCTTGAAGGATACACGATATATGAATGCCGGGTGTGTAGCATGTATCATATATCTCACAAGAATAAGCGAAAAGACGATGACGAATCCGGGACTTGATTAATCCCGGATTTTTTTGTATAATAATAGTGATTATGGATACAAATGATTATGGATACAAAAAAAGTTGCAACTGAGTTTTTACAAAAGGCGAATGAAATCATCAAAAGTGATAATTTTCGTCAAGGTAGCTATGTTTTTATGACGGAAAAGCAGGCAGAGTTATTTAAGAAATATAACGACATGAAAAATGATGAATAGGCATGTGGCCATTTAAGAAAAGAAACAAGAAAACAAAACCAGCGGAATCTACCGAAAAAAATGAGATTCCGCAAGAAATAGAAAAGACATACGCACAGTGGAGACAGGAATATAACGCCCTTGAAATACAAAATTCTGAGGCCGAAGACTTGTGTGCAAAGGAAGGTGACGATTGGCTGGTAATGTTGAGCAAAACCAGCGAAATTAAGAAAAAGATGGCGGTTGCCGATAAAATGATGAGGAAACTCCAGGAGCCTTCTCTTACATACAATAAAAAGTGGAAAGGCAAAAAAATGGAACTTGAAGATTTCGTCGCCGCTTCTGTTGCAAAAGAAATTGTTGATTCCGATGGAGAAGGATACTATGCCACCGAAACAGCAAAAACCGATATACTTGTTAGACCGAGCGATATTATTGAAAATATATATCGTACTGATTTTCCTTACGTTTTGTGGATTCCGAAACAATAAAATAAAACCCCTACCAAGTAGGGGTTTCTTTATATTTGTTTCAGTGGTTTTCTTGTATAAATGCGGCAATTTCTTCAGTCCATTTATGCTCAGAAATTTTATGATATAAAAATGGATACTCTTTTCTTATCTGAGCTATCGTTTTAAACCCAATACAAGCCGCTTTGCAGGCATCTAAAGTTTCGAAACACCCATTTTCTCGTTTTGAATTGAACGGAAAAAACTCATCAATCCAACCATTATAGCGAGATACATTGTGTGCTCTACTAAACCTCTTCTTGAATTCTTCCTTATTTTTACATGTTTCTGCGGCTTGTTTACAAGTTTCATAATTCCATTTCCTAGGCGTGCTTCCAAGTGAACCAATTCCAACGCCAGTTTTTGCCTTGTTTAATACGTTCCACCCATCATTACGATATTTTTTGACCCAAAAATTCTCCTTTTCCTGGCTTTCTTCTGCAGTCAAATTGTTTTCAAGAATAATTGGGGTAGGAACATAAAGATTATAAAACTCACAGTGTTCTCTCAGCACATCTTTTTGTGTTTGGTTTCTGTGTGCCCGGTCTCTACGTTTCAAATCATTTGTTCTACCAACATAAACGCTTTTGGTTTCACTAACCTCATAAGCATAGACATAATGGACCCTTGAGTTTAATGGCTGAAAACTTGGCCCGGTCACAAAATATTTTTCCTGGAACTCTTTTAGCCACCCGTGTCTGTTTGCTGCTCTCCATGCTGCTGAATTCTTCTGCGCTAACTCAGTGCGGTTTCTACATGTTTTGGCAAGAGCTTCCGTATTTTCTTTTACATCCCAGTAACCTTTAGGAAGCGCCTTCTGCGACCCACCCGGCTGTTTTTTATCATGAATATCAATGCCACCTTCAACCAATACGGCTTTAATTTTACTGGAATGCTTATGAAATAATTTTTCAAGATTTCTTATCGGTATACCATTAATATAACTTTTAATTATTTCTTGCTTTGCCTCTTTATTAAGTTCCACAATATTATGATTTTTTCCTTTATGTTAATATACCTATAAATATCAACAAAAGCAAGAAAAAACCGATTATTTACATATTTTTGTTTTTTTTTACTATAATTAAAAAAGGTCTGACCGAAGCCAGACCTTTAAATAAACGCTGATTATAGAGCGTACATTAGCGAAGCTCATTAGGGTCCCACTGTACAAGACCATCTACCCTCACATGGCCGAAGAAACGGTTATTAACAACCTTCTTCGCATATCTGGTCATGATTCCCTTGACGGGCGCGAAGTTCTCAGGGTTAACAATAGTCGGGGTAAGCTGCATAGGGATATACGGTGCATAGATGTAACCGGTATCAAGAAGGCTCTTACCCTTGTGACCGATGATGATTGACCAAGCTGGTGAATAAGGGTCACGGTATACCTGGTAACGTCCGGAGACAGCACCGATACGCTCAATACCCATATTGTACTGGTCGCTCTCAGCAGAAGCGTCGGAAACGTGGAAGTACTCGAGGGTGTCAAATACTGCAGAGATTTCAGAAGAAACTACGAGGAAGTTTGCACCACCACGGAGAGTTGACTTGTGAATCTGAGCAGAAATCTGGTTAACCTTGGTGATAAGTTCCTGGTTCCAGTCCTTCTGGGTGTAGTTGGTTGAGAAACCAGCCATACGACGCCAGCCATTGTAGTCCCAACGAGCCTGCCAAGGAGCAGCCTCACGGAGGTCACGAAGAATCTCACGGTCGATTTCAGCAGCAATCTGCTCTGAAAGGAGAGCGGTAAGTTCAGCCTCAGCGTCAATGTTGTGGAAAGCGTTGACGTCCTGAGCAAGTTCAGGTGACCAGGTAGCACGGAGCTTCCTTTCTTCAACTGAAACAGTTACGCTAGCAAGCTTGAAGGAAACCTCACCGATTTCGGTCTCAAGCTCAAGGCTGTCATACTGTGACCAAGCAGCCTTAATGCAGCTGAGAGCAGCATCGAGCTGGTCCTTGTCAACACCGATGTAGCCATCAAGTGAACCACCCTGTACACGGACAGGCTTTGCAAGGTCAAGGTCAAGATAGATGCAACCTTCCTTGTCGCATTCGCAACCATTCTTGTACTCTACAATACCCTTACCGTACCTCTGAGTAACAACACGGAAAGGAATAGCCTCCATAGGCTCAAAAGAGCTAGTGGTAACACCACTCATGTCAACGCTCTCAATAGCACCGCTGGTTGAGAGGAAAATCTTAAGGGAAGCAAGGAAGCCTTCGGTATCCATTTCGTTTCCGTCAGGACCGGTGAGCTTACCGGCGCAATATGAAGAGAAGCCAGAAACCTTAACGATGAGGTTACGAACAGTACCATCAGCGTAGAGGCGTGCATCTGCTGCGCTCTCCATCTCAACAAGGCGACCGCGGTCGAACTTCATAGGAGCGACATCAGCAACCTTGATGTGAATCTTACCCTTAGAGTTGTCATAAAGGAAGTCATTGTAGAAGAGGTCATAGAGGGTCTTGTGCATGTAGCGGGTAACCTTCGGACCAATCTGACGCATACGAGCACCTGGATGTGCCTCGTTGATAGCGTCATAAGCCTGGTCGTAGTTAGCATAAGTGGTGTCGCCACTTACCCACTCCTGTGCGTCCTCATCAAAGTACTCAAAGGCCATGTCACCCACGACCTCGTCAGGAAGATAGAAACGGTTGTACTTGTTACCGTTACGACGGTCAGTACGCTCGTAGCCCATAAGGCCCTTGTGCTTACCTACAACACCGTCAGCGATTTCGTCGGAGCTCCAATCCCTCTGTGAAGTGACAGGAAGGATGAAGAAGAGCTTACCAACCGGCAGGTTCATAGCCTGGACGGAAACGATATCGTTAGCAAGAAGCTTGCTGAAAACACGGCGGATGATAGGGAAAACAACAGTCTCAAAGGAGCCGCTGTTGTTAGCATCGGTAGCCTCGTTAAGGAGTGCGTGAGCCTCGTTCTCATAAAGAGTAGCGATGTTCTCCTTGATAACGCCCTTAAGACCATCAGTCATTCCGAGACGGTCCCAGCGTTCGTTGATTTCTTTGCGGATGCGGCGCTGCTCGTTAAGTTCGATGTTGCCGATTTCTCCGCTGTTTAAAAACTCTCTCATTTTTATTTAGCTTTTTGTTGTTTTTATGATTCTTTAATTTACCTTTTAGCAATTTAGGACTCTGTTCATGAGGTCAATTGTGTTGAGGAGGTCCTGTGACTTGTAAACTGGAGCCTTGCTCTCAGTAACAACGGTCTTTTCAGTAACCTTGCTCTCATCAACGGTGGTCTTCTTAGCGAGTTCCTTGGAAATTGACTCATAAAGTGCCTGCGCCTGCTTCGGCGTTTTTGCCTCGTTGGAGAAGCGTTCTACGATTTGTAACTTTTCAGCCTGGGTAGTAGTGCTTTCAAGGAAGAGCTTGGTAATCTTACCGAGGTTTACATTTGTCATGTAAGCTTCCTTAAGTCCCTTATGGAGTTCCTTAACAGCCTCGTTGAGTTTCTTGTTCTTTGCCTTGAGCTTCTTGATGGTCTCATTAATCTCAGCATTGTACTCGTTCTCAATAGAAGTGTTTCTGGTCTGCATAGGCTTCTCCTTGTCACCGCTGTTGGTAGCCTTGGTCTTTACCTCATGGCGCTTCTGATATTTGGAAGTTGTGAAGTTTTCATCAACCTTATCAACCTTCTTGTCAAAAGGCATACCGTCTTCGGTTTCAACCTCTGCTACGCCAGTGTCATTAAGACCAGCCGCAAAGTACTTGTCGTCAAGTTGTGTAAGGTTCTCGTTGACATTCTTATCAAACGGGTCACCTTTCTTTTCAGTGCCCTTTCCAGCCCAAGGCTTCTCGGTACCGGTAGGAACACCCTTGTGCCAGGAACGACCGGATTTTGAGGGCTCGGAGTTGTTCAGGCCGTCAATCGGGTCCTTGTCCTGATAATTGTCAGTGTATCCGAGGTCAATCTCGAACAAAGTTTCTTCGTTTGTCATTTCTGGGTCTGATTCAAAATCATTATTATCTTCTTCTGCGAGTTCGTTGTATTTGTCACTCGCACCAACATAGCTTTCTTCTGCCAGTTGGTCTGCCTCTCCATCTTCCATTGCAGGCTCTTCCTCGGCACCAGCCTCGTCAGTTCCTAAATCAATGATATACTCGGCGCCAGTTCCATTGTCCTGTAAGCTTATCTTGCCACCATCCTGTTTGACAACCACCTGGTCATCATCAGAAAGTGCCCTGTAAACCTTTAATACGTTCTGGATGTCTTGCTCGCCCGTGAGGTCTAAAGTATCTTCATCGCCTGCCTGGTACTGTGCCATAAAGTCATCCTGTCCTTCAGCGCCTTCACCCTCTGCCGGAGCTGCCTGAGCATCTGCGGCTGGCTGTGCATTCATGGCGGGGTCCTGTGCGGCTGCTCCGTCTTCGGCTGGAACTTGTTCGTCCTCGCCTACCTCGTCCAGTTCGCCAGAATCCTTCTTTTCTGACTTCTTGTCATCCTTACCATCAGCGTCCTTCTTTTCACATTTGCATTCGTCGCCACACTTGCCGCACTTAGGGCAGCATTCCTTATCGTCGTCAAGAATCTCCATATCATCATCGTCATCTTCGATAGATTCACGGAGTGCATTCTTAACGGCCTCTGAAAGCATGGCCTTGATTGTGTTCTTACTCTCCTCCTTAATAGCATTCTTAATTTCATTCATTTCTAGTAATGCTTGAGAAGATATGCTTTTCTTATTTACGCTCATTGTAAATCAGCTTATTATTTCGCTTATTTTTAATATAAATATTCACTTAAACTGAAAAATAGTAATTCAGTGGGTTTTACACTATAAATATCTTTGATAAACGATTATTCACTAAGCCATTTATCAAATTTCTTCAAATTCTCGAGAAGTTTTTTGTTCTTGTCCGGTTCTTTTGATTCAAGGTATTGCTGTGGAATTTCGTCTTCCTTCACAAACCACGCATTATGTGTACTTGGGTCGCTAACTACATCAAAACCAACAAGTTCGTAGTCATCCTCAACCATAAGGACACCCATTTTTGATGTAACAGAACCAAGTCCACGAGATGAAAGGCCAATCTTGATACCCTCTAAAAGAAGGTTTGCAGTCTGGTCACCCTCACAAGAAATGATTCCATATTTCCTGAAACCGGGACTTGTAATAATTTCAACCTTACCACAAAGTGTATTCCCCTGCCACCAAGTCTCAACGATGTTGATTGCGACACGACTAAGGTCAATAGTGGATTCGGAAGGGTGGTTCAATTCAGCAATAGCCCTTCTTTCCCTAATTTTTTCCTGATAACGTTCAACCTCTCTTTTAAGAATTGCTTCCGGATAAATTCTTCCGTTCGCGTTTTCAGCACCATACCTTTGAAGAACAGCGTTGAAAATGAGCGGGTGTGGGCAATAGAAATCCCCTTCCTTTCTCGCAGAATTAATATCTTCGAAAAGTTTTTTATTACCGGCAATGTCAAGCGAAATGTACCCGTCGTTCTCTATAAGAAGACCCGTACCTGTTTGCCCTTTCTTTATTTCAACCAATTCCTTCTTGTTCATAACACTAAAATTCTTCCGGACTCATACAGCTGTCCGTTATTATATTCTTATCATCCTTCCTTTTTGACATCTTATTCGTGAAGGACGCTTGTTCCTTATTGTTCAATGCCTTGTTTGCAATCTTTTCGGCATACATCTTCCCTTTCTCGGTCTTTGCCATCATTTCAGAGAACACATTAAAGAATGTTTCTGGTTTAAGTTTTGAAAGTACCTGATAAATGTATGGCATATCGCTTGTGTCCGTATCTTCAAAATATTCCGTGAAGATATTCCACATATATGGACCGATTCTCATCTGCCACGGCTCGGCTTTGAGGTAATCAGCCTTCTTTAATATATAGTTCATTCGTTCCCTTTCTTTCGGGAGGCCATGAGACGAAAAAAGTTCCATGAAGCCCCTGATAAGTTCTGAAAGGAGAACCGGGAATATTACACCCTGTGCGCTAATTGTTACAAGCTCATCCTGGGGGCCGTATTTTACGTTAACAATACCAATCTGTTTCCTATCCTTATCAGTAATACCAAGGTCTGAGCTGCTGAAAATCATATAGTTATTCAATGCAATCAGCTCCTTGTACATCTGAGGGAGCCTACTGTCAATATCATAAAGGTCTTCAATATAGCCCCTGATATTCTCGGACATCCTCATACCAGCACCCATATTAAGCGCGTTTAGGAAATATCTCTTTGCAACCTGCCCATCAATACCGTTCAAATCAGCAACATCTTTCACATTGAAATCAACGTCCCCATCAAAAGGCTCAACCGGTGCAATGTCATCCCCGCCCTCAATCTTAGTTACAAGCTTGGTTTCAATTTTAACTGTTTCATCCGGTATTGAGAAAAGGTCAATCACGTAGTTTGATGCTAATTTTTCAAGAGCGTTTTTATTTAGTGATTCAATCTTCTGGCATTTTACGAGAAGTTCCTGAAATGCCCCCTGAATGTCCTTTGCTTTAACAGAATCAATTGAACCTATGTTTCTTAATGTTTTCTTTGCGTCCTCATATTGTGTCATCAGCGCTCTCTCCATGAACCTCTCACCTGAGCCACCCATAAACATGGTGTTGTTACCATATGGGCACTTGGCAATACCGTTCATAATATCCGCCGAAAGAGCGTCCCTAAGAACACTCTCTCTAAGCTGTTTCGCCATGCTCTCGCTGATGTACATTGTCTTCATTTTAGATTCCAAGCCTCTCTAAAAACATTTCTTCCTTTTCCCCGTTTGCATCATTGTTACTGAAAATTGAACAGATATATTCAGGAAGCTCAGCA